CCTTAAGGACTTAAAGAAGGAAGCAGATATAGAACACGCAAACTTTATGTATGATTATTGTGATGGAGAAGTTGCTCCTGAGTACTAATTGCGCATAACAATGGTGCAAACGCAATATAACAACAACAATAAAACTTAAAGAGATGAAAGAAGCAGAAAAGTACTTTAATAAAGGGTTTGGAGAGGATATAATTTTAGTACATAGAATTAATGTATTTGAACTAATGCAATCCTTTTCAGACGAACAAATAAAGAAAGTTCTTGATAAATTAGAAAAAGAACTAAAACAATCTGATGATTTTGTTTACCCAAGTGTTTATCAAAATATAAACAAACTAAAAAGACAGATAAAATGAAACTGGCATTAGGAATATTAATAGGATTAATAATAGGAGCAGTTGCTTTATACCTCATATTGAAGTCGTTTTTAGGCGGTGGAGGTTGGATGGGTAAATAAATAACTAAAAAATCACTGGAATGAAAACACTAACCTTAATGATAATAATATTAACCTTTTTTTCATGCCGAACGAGATACAAACGAATATCTAAAAACCCATTTTATAACGATAAGAAATATTTTCACCCCTATGAAAGAACTACAAGAGATACTACAGAACATAGACCAATGCGTAGAACGATACGATTCGATGCCGCTTACTGATACACTTGCTCAAAGCGATGTATTAAGAAGCCTTACATCTAATTTATTCTACCTAGAAAAGCATCGTGTAAAGGCTCATTCTGACTGGATGGAAGTGTACTATTCATGTAAACAAACTAGTAATGCAGCTAGAGCGCAATGGGCTGATAACGAAGTAAAAGAATTGTATATGATACGTAGAACAATGGAAAGCGGGTACCAATTAACAAATGCAATACGATCAACAATATCAATATATAAAAAGGAGCAGTGAGCGTTTAACGGCTACGGGTATGGCACGTTTCTACCACTAACTTAAATTTAAAATACAAACTTTAGAAATTATGACAGAAATTATTAAGACACTAGCATTGGATGTGCCAAAAGGATTAGAAGTTATATCTACCATTGAAGATGGAGAAATTATACTTTTAGGTAGTGAAGCGGGATTAGTATATATGAAATTACCCGATGGGCAATGGAAAATATTATCTGTTGAAGATGGTGTTATTCAATTATTACCTAACAATAAAGAGGTGGCAATAAGAGATGGATGGATAACTAAAGATTAGTATTATGTACAACGATGGCGGTATGTTGTCGGTTTTTATTTATGGATTAAAAGAACAGAATTATGACAGAAAATGAATTATATGCAGAATATCGCAATGAGTACCCATTGATACAAGGGTACAGAGAAGTTAGTTACGAAAGTTGGCTACAAAGACAAGTGCTTGAATTACGTGAAAATGTAGTAAATAAAAACTGCAATATACCACGTGTTAGAAATCTTTTGTGTGGCTTTTTTGAACCTAAAAACGATAGCAGTTCATCAACAATATGTAAATATTGCGGCAGAGAAAAATGGATGCACCCGAAAGCCACATAATTGTGGCTAACGGTTTGTATAAGAACCGTTGAGGAACGAAATGGATTTTATACTTTGTTAGTTGACGAAGTGAACTTTTAAATTTTAAAAATATGGCAAAAATAACAGAGGCTTACATTAAACAGAACGAGCCACAAGCAAATGAGATTAAAAATACATCTTTTAGGTATGCAGATTTAGGCAACCGTTACAGTTATGTAGAATTTAGTGCCGAAGTAGATGGTAAATATTACAGTAAGCAATTAAAATTAAATGACTTCTTTGAATGGATAGGAGGTAATATTTTAAAATTTAATTGCAACTAACAACGGTGCAAACGCAATATAACAACCACAATAAAACTTAAATAGATGAGTGAAGAACTAAGAGAACAAATTGAAGAAATATTATCAAATGGTATTTGGAACGGCGAGGAAGTTGATATTACTACGGATAAAGTAATGAAGATACTTAAATCCAAACTCAAAGAAGCGTTGGAAGAAGTAGAGAGGTCAATAAGTGAATTGCAGGTTCAACCAAGATTTAAAAATCATATCCAAGAAGCAATCAATAAATTGAAACCATGACAGATTACACAGATAAACCCAAACCAACCAGACTAAAAACAGACTTTAAGCCACCACCAAAACCAAGTAAAACTGAAATCATGACAGAAGCAGAATTTACACGATGGGTTCAAAAAACTCATAAAACTCATAAATGGCAAACACATATGATAGCCGAAACGTACGCAGACCTAAAAGTCAAAGAAGCATTGGAAGAAATAGAGAAGTCTTTAATTAGCGATAGAGAAATGACGTTATCTAATTACGAAGGAAAAAATAAAACATTCGCTTCACAAGGCGTTAGAATAGGAATAGTAACACAAAGAAACAAAACCCAAGAAGCAATTAACAAACTGAAATCATGACAGAAGCAGAAAAGTATTACAAAGAGAAAACCAAATACATTGATAATGTAAATGGTTATAGGATAGTAGAATTGATGCAATCCTTCGCAGACGAACAAGTAAAGAAAAAACTAAGAAGTTTTTTAAGTTGGAGAAATAAAAGGTATGGAACACCAAATCCAAATCCACAGCTAGACGACTTGGATGTTTATAATTTTTTAAATGAGAAACTATGAGTAAAGAACTAAGAGAACAATCATTTGAATTTAGTGTAGCAACTGAAACGGGAACACAAGGAACGGTACATTATCGAAGTGAGAGGGTTGTAACATTAGCCAACGCTGAAAAGATACTCGAATCAAAGCTCAAAGAAGCGGATGAATTTAGTAAGAAAGCGTACGAGGCAGGACAAAATTGTGCAGGAGATTACACCTATGCTCCTTATGAGGAATGGAAAATGAAAAAACTAAGAAACCATGAGTAAAGAACTAATATATACAGAATTAAAATAAAAGACATGGAAGATAAACTAAAGATTTACGAAAGGGTGAACAAAGCCGAATCATTGGAAGAGTTGGCAACAGTAATTGAAAATTTGGCAGATGATTATGGCAAGATACAAGGTAGAACTAGACATTTCGATGCTAAAAAAATGGCTAATATTTGTAGGAATTATAATCTACGAATACATAATGCACTAACACGTGAATATGGAATAAGACAACAAGCAATGTACATTTTATTTTATACCGATTAGTATGAAAAGAATAAATCATTGAATGTTTTTAAATCACTACAACGAAAATATACCTAAAGATGGTAGGGAATTACATTGGGAAGATGTGCAATTATTTTTAAACGAACTAAAAAAGCAATAGGATGAAATGTATAATATGCGATATGAAAAAAGGATTACATAAATTAACTTGCCCTAATAATAAAAATAGACCTAAAAAAGTCTCAATTAGGGTGAAACAAACTAAAAAGCAATAAGATGACTACAACCATAACCTTTAAACCATCTAATGTACATCAAGGACACTACGTTTATATAAACGGTGAAGACACAGGTATAGGTATTAATCTATATGCTTATGAAACAATAGAGAGTTATAAGCATGAAACTAATAAAAAAATAAACAAATGGAAAAGGAAAAGAAATACAAAACCAGAAGTTTACTAAGATATGATTGCAGTATAACTGGTAAAGAAGAACCACAACAAATACGTCAAGACTTAATTAACGCTGGGTATGATGTTAATAAAATAGAAATACTAGATAGAGAAATATTTAGTATGGGTAAACTAGCACTAGTTGATGTTAAGATAGGGTATGTTCCAAGACCAGATTACGTCAAAGAGTTAATGCCATTATGGCAATTTAAAGATTAAAGTATGAAAAAAAAATTATTAATAATAGGACATGCTAGGCATGGAAAAGACACTGTAGCAGAAATGATTAGAGATACTTATGGGTATAACTTTAAATCAAGTTCTGAAGCATCTCTTGATATATTTTTATATGATGTACTGAATAAAAAATATAAAATGAATTATTTAACTAGAGGTCAAGCATTTAGAGATAGAGTTAATTTTAGAAAAATCTGGCATGATGAGATTTGTGAGTATAACAAAGATGATAAAGCTAGATTAGCTAAAGATATAATGTCTAAAAATAACATATATGTAGGCATGAGAAGCAGTGTTGAAATTCAAGCTTGTATAGACCAAGGAGTATTTGATTTAATAATAGGAGTATATGACCCTAGAAAAGCTTTAGAAGAAACTGACTCTTTTGACATATCAGTATTTGAAGAAAGCGATATTGTATTAATAAATTCAGGAACGCTTGATGATTTGCTTAGAAATGTTAAAATGTTAAAATTATGAGAGTTATATATGATATAGAAACATTCCCTAACTTCTTTTCTGTTTGCTTTTACGAGTTAAACAGTAAGAAGTTTAGGGATTTTGTTATATACCAAGACAGAAATGATTTAGAAGAACTGCGTAGATATTGGAATAATGTAACATGGAAGATAGGGTTTAACAATGTTAGATTTGACGATGTGATAATGAGATTTATAATGCTTGGAGGAGCGTATGTAAGTCCAAAAACTATTAATCATATTGCTCAAAACATTATAAACACACAGAAGAAAGGAGAACCATTATATAAAAACCAATATGTACAAGATTATTTAGCACCTTATCCAGATAGCATAGATTTAATGAAAATTCATGCTTTACATAAGATAGGTGTTAGTTTAAAGCAAGTAGGTGTAACATTATTACATCCTTTGCTTCAAGACCTACCAAAGAAGCCCCTGGACGACGTTAAACCAGAGGAGGTAGACCTTATATTAAAGTATGGAAGAAATGACGTAGAAATCACTAAAAAGCTTTATAAATATTCAATGGAAGATATTAAATTAAGATATCTTTTTGGTGAAGAATATGAAGTAAACGTTTTAAGTGAGTCAAGAACCCATATAGCAAAAGAAACATTGAATAAATATTACCAAGAATATACAGGAAAGAACCTTAAAGACTTTAAAAACCTTAGAACTTACCATAAAAGTATAAACCTTGGTGAAATAGTTAATAAATTTAACTTTACTACTCCAAATCTTCAGAAATTATATGATGATATTAAGAATACTATAATAACATCAGATAATAAATTTGAAGCTACCGTTGCTACTAAAGGAATGGTACATCAATTAGGATTAGGAGGATTACATTCAAAGAATAATGACGAAATATATGAAGAAGATGACGATTATGCGCTATTAGATGTTGACTTTAACATAGCGGAGTCAACTAAAAACCCCTTGAATTCAGGGAACGCTAAGTCGAAAGATATGCCAATCCTGAGCGAAGACTTCAGAGAAGTAACGTGCAGAGACTACCTGAGCTACAGCGATGTAGCTTAATAACAGGAATTAGGTTAGGTTAATAACTAACTAAAAAAGCGAGGGGAGTTTTACGCCATACGTATATATATAATATGAAACTTAATAGGCAACGTGATTTAAATAAATGTGGAATTTATCTTATTAGAAATAAGGTGAATCAAAAAGTCTATATAGGTAAAAGTATTAATATTTATACTAGAATTAAAGACCATATTACAGCTTTAAATAGAAAAAATAAAAATGAAAATATTCATTTGATTAATTCTTGGCATAAATATGGAAAAGATTGTTTTGAATACGAGGTATTAGAATATTTAGAACGAAATGATAATATACTTTCTGAGAAGGAATTATATTGGATGGTAGAGTATGATAGTATTAATAGAGATAAAGGTTATAATTTAAGATTAGATAGTTCTACTAAATGTATTCTTCCAGAAGAAACTAAAAAAAGAATGTCAGAAGGTACTAAAAAATATTATGAAAATAATCCTGAAGCTCGTAAAAAAATAGGAGATACTAGCTCTAAATTTTGGAAAGAAAATCCAGAAATAAAACAGCAAATGGCTGAGAAAGTCAGTAAAGCAAAACATAAATTTAAAATAGCTCAATATACTAGAGATATGAAGTTAATTAAAATTTGGAATAGTGTAAAAGATGTTACGATAGAAAATCCAGAATATAAATGGCAAAATATATATTCTGTCTGTAATGGGTATAAACCTACTTACAGAAATTTTATATGGCGTAAAATTAAGATATAGTCCGACACTTCAAGAAATTGGAGATTACAGAAAAGCGCATCTTTTTATCCAAATATAATGCTTAAATATGGTTTACACCCTAAGCATGTAGACCCTGTTTTCTTAAAAGTACTACGTTCTATCACAGATAAACGTCTTAAAGCTAAAGCAACAGGTGATAAATTAACAGCCGATACTCTTAAAATCTCAATTAACTCAATATACGGACTATTAGGTTCAGATTATTTTTGGTTAAAGGATGATAAGACTATGTATTCAGTAACTATTAATGGTCAATTATTGTTATTAGGGGTTATTGAATTTTTAGAAGGTGTTGGTGATGTTACTTGTATATATAGTAATACAGATGGTGCTACATTTAAAGTAAAGCGAGAATTATTGGATGAGGTTATATCTAGAGTTGAAGCTATTACTGAAAATTTAGGTATCGAATTAGAACATGAACGATTTAAAAAGATGATTGTTAAAAATGTTAACAATTTCTTAATGATTAAATCGGATGGTAAGATTAAAGTTAAAGGTTCTTTCTTATATCAACAAGATATAACTAAAGGATTTAAACATCCTATTATTCAAAAAGCATTATATGAATATTATATTAATGACACTCCAGTAGCTGAAACTATTGAGAATGAGAAAGATATAATGCAATTTTGTATAGCTCAGAGGACAGGTAGTCAATTTAAGACTTACTATAGAACGCTAGATGGCATGACTCAAGTACAGAAAACAAATAGATATTTTGTAAGTACGAAGTCTGGCTCTTTAGTTAAAATAAAAGAAAATGAAGATGGAAGTTTGCAAGAGAATCAAGCTGTTGCAAATGAGAATGTATATTTATTGAATGATTATGACGAATCGAAATTGGATTACTATTTATCTTTGGTTAAACGCTCATATTATATTAAAGAAGCTAATAAAATTATTAACTCATTTATTAAAATACAGTACGAATTGTTTTAAAAAGATAGTTTCGTATATACTAAGATATGAAGACAACAATTTCAGATGAATCGGGACAGCTTGATAAAATGATAGAGGAAACTCTATTTAGTGATATATCGGGTAATAATTGGAAGATACAAGTTATGGATGACTCCATGTACTTGATATATTTAGGAACTGAACTGGATAGGAAAGATAAATTTAAAGCTATGTCCGAGGATGGATTTGGTGTGCTGTTGTCACACAATAATATATTCCGATTTGATGAGAATACTATGTCAGCATATTTTCATTTAAGAGATATAGTAAAAGGTAATATAACTAGTGTAATTTGGGATTTTTTACAACTTCAAATTTCAAAAGCTAATTTTAAAAATCAATTGTTTAAAATGTAATTAGAGTCAAAGTCTAATGATAAAGTATAAATGAGAAAGGGGTCACTGTAATCAGTTTCCCCTTTTTTTTCTCTCTTTACATCGTATGAAAAAAGCCAAACACTAATAGATAATAAACTTATAATATTCTTTCTATATTTAAAACTAAGATTACCTAAGATTAATTAATATTGGTAATATTATACGATAGTCTTAAAAAAAGGTTACAACTTATTCTATTTATTTTGTATTAAATATTTCATTTTCGAAATAACTTCCCCAATGTCTTTTATATGAAGGTTGATTTCCATAAGTAACAAATCTTTGTAATTGATTACCAAATGGCATTATACCCATTACAGCAACTTTAGCTTTATTTTGACCAGCATATCTACTATTACTTCTATACACAGCTTTTTTACTACTATCATCTATTAAATATGGGAACATTATCATCGCTTTCCACATATCTTCAAGTATTCTAGCACCAGCTATTGGATTCTCCAATATTTGGAAAGTATTCGCAGGGTTCATAAAAAATCCTATTTCGCTTTCTAAACGTTCTAATAAATTTAATGTTCCCATTAATGCTGGAGGAGCATCTTTACAATCAGGTTTATCACACAATAAGTCTTTTAAAAGTCCCTGTACCCCCATCACTAATAATAACATTCCTACATCACCTATAAGAGCAGCTCGAATTTTACCTTTTTCTTCAGAAGTTATATCTGCTCTAGAACGTCTCCCTGTTATCAAATCACCAATTACTTTAGCGGTAACTGAATATATTCCCCCTTTACCAAATCGTCGTCTTAGCATTTCAGCTAACCAACGTTTGAACATTAATAAAGATTGAGTAAATACTTTATTGTTAGCTAAGAGTGTACTATTATAATCACCATGTGTTTGTCCAACAACATCTCTAACCTTATCCATTACTTCGGCCATCATTTCATCACCATTTAAACCGTTTTCATCATAAAAGTTAGGGTCTATATTACCATTTTCGTCTAATATATCATACGCATTAGACTCTTCATTAGAACCGTCAAGCTTTTTAACTACAGTTTTTTTCATTATAGCCACCATTATTGGCTTTTGGTTGAAGCCTTCAGACACAGTTTGTAGCATATAAGGATTCAAAGCATTTTTTACTTTAGTAAATCTACTAGTACCTTTAGTTCCTTGTTTTTTAAGAGAATAACTTTGGTCTCCTACAAGTCCAAATTTATGTGAAATAGCTTCTATTTTCATAGCATCTTTACCTATTGTGAGGTATAATGCATCAGATATATCTTTAATACCAAAATGGTCTCCCTGAATAGCTCGTTGGAAATTACCTATTTGCCCAAACATTAAGTTTGTTGTAGCTGATATAAGGTTCCAACCTATACCTAATACTCTAGCATAACCTAAAAAGCTTCTAGCTATTTCAGAAGCATATACTTTATTATATAAAGCATCAATTTCTTCTTGCACTTTAGCTACACGTTCTGCTTTATCTTCTGGTTCAAAATCAGGATTTGAATTAATTTTATCTATTTCAAACTCTAATAATTCAGCTTTTCTTCTATTCTCAGAAGTTAATCTACCTTTACCTCCAAATATACCAGTAAGATTACCCTCTACCTCTTTAGTAGAACGTCCATAAAAATCAGCTTTTAAGGTATTCTCTAAGAAAGCTATTGCATTTGGCATATCAGGATTTTCATTAGACTCAGAAGCAGACCTAAATATAGAGGTCATTAACTCAACTTCCCCTTTAACTATTGTTTTATGCTTATATGCTGTAGCATTCATAGCTAATAGCTTAACTAATTTAAGTAAATCTAAGTCTTGATTCTCACCAGCTTTAACATAAGCTTGTTCCATTAAGGTTTGATTCTCTACCATATTAGGCTTTCTACCATGTTCTTTTTCAAATTCTATAGCATCAAATTTATATATTTGTCTAGCTTTAGTATCAATAGTAGTAACTCCTTTATTTATTTTAATATCTTTTAGATTACCCATTTCATCCAATTCGATATGAGTATTATCAGGTTCTTTACCAGACCATAAATCTCTAGCTCCATCAGCAAATACTTGAAAGGCTTTAGTTGTATTAAAACCATCACTAGTTATTTGGTCAGCTAATGTTTTTTCTAAATAAGGTAAAGCATTAGGATTTAATCCAAACTGATATCCATAGCTAACTCTAGCGTCTTGAATAATATCTCTAACAGAATTATAAAATTCATACAAGTCTTTATCTGCTTCAATATTAGCAAAATCGTTGTCATAATATCCTAAATCTTGACCTTTAGAGTTATATTTTAAAGGAATGCGTAATATCATATCCTTATTTACTCTTAATTTTTTACCATCAGCTCCTTTATGATTAAAATTTACTGCATTATTAGATTGTTTAAATGGTGAATTATAATCATCCCATTTTCTAAACTCTAATTCCGCTTCAGTACTCATTTTTCCATTATCATCTAATAGCGATTCATAATAAGAATCTCTAGCTTTAAAATAATCTTCCACAAGCTCAGTAGTGTCTTTAATATATTCATTAAAGCCATCTTCTCCTAAATTTTCTTTAAGTCTTTCTATATGTTGAGCTTTTCCTACCTCTGATTGTTTAGCGTTTCTATAACCACTAGGTACTACATCTGAAATATCATCAAATAGATATTCAAATTTAACAACCATAGTATTATTTTTTAACCAATCTCTTCTTTGACGACTTGTGCCAGAATTATTCTTTCTAACTTTATTCCAAAATTCAAAAGAAAATCTACTAACTAATTGTCCAACTGGATTTCCATCTTTAGATTTAGCAATAAACATTGAAAAATCTGTCCCGCCACCAGGAATTTTACTTTTTACCTTATGATAGGCATCATCAATAACCTGTTCTTTCGATTTAAAGGCACTCAGAGCTGCGTCATTAGCTTTACTCACTACTTTGGCTATACGACGTAGCAAAGGCATCTCAGACTTCCTTAGACCTCGGAATAATGAGTTCATTTTACCTTCGTCTTTAGCATATCTTGTAATATCATTAATGGTGAACTCTTTTTCATCTGGCTTTCTGTTATTATTCATTTCAGCCAATATTTTATTTAGCTCTTTTTTATGTAGCTCAGCCTCCATTTTATGAAAATATGTTCCCATTTGAGCTATTCTGGCTGCTATTTCTGGGTCATTTAATTCATGGTCTAATTTAAGTATATTAGTTTTTGGGTCTGGGTCTGTGATACCTTTCCATAATTGGACAAGCTTTTTAAGCTCTGTCAATTCATCCCAAGTAAGAGTGGCTTTACCCATTAATATTGTACTTCTAGACTTATCAACATCAAACTTTTTAGTGATTTCTGCCATATTAGGAAACTCAGATAAGTGTTTAATATAGTCATTTACTTTCTCTAAGTCAATAGTTAAAGCATTAATTTTATCGGTTAAAGCTGATATACGGTCTTTATCTACAACATCTTCTCTAATGAGTTCTTCCTTTTGCTTTATTAAAGCAGACCTATTATCAATAATATTAGAGATACGTTCTTTTTCTCTAGTTATAATTGGGCCCATTATTAAAGCATCACTACCCTCATCTACAGAAGTAGCGGTTTTAACAAACTCTTGAGATATCATGTCATTAATTAACATTTGAACTTTAGAGTAATTGTTATCATAAATTTGTTTGCCCTCTGCATTAATTGTAATAGGGCTAACCTCTAAACCTAATTGTTGTTTAAGATATTCACCAACTTGTATAGCTTCATCATTTGTGAGATTCATTTCAGCATAAGAATTAGCTATTATGAAATCACTTAGTCTACGAGTATTTGTTATCTTAGTTCTAAGAGTAGCCTTAGATTGAATACTATCCATAACTCCTACTTTTTCAAGCATAGCTATTATATGTGCATTACCGTCTTCCGCTACACGTTTTTGTAATGCCGATTTATCATTTATTGTTATACAAGCCATAATTAACAGTTTATTTTAATCAGCCCTTCTGATTGTAATTGTAATATATATCGTTTTTCGTCTGGGGTTAATTCATTAATGAAATCTCTACCATTTATTGGTTTAGATTCTGTTCCCATATCTATTGAAGCCTCTGTTGAATCATCAAGACCTAATATTTTTCTTCTAATGTCCTCATATTCTGACATATCTAAAATATTACCTTCAGATGTTCCTATTTCAAACATATCTTGTTTGTAATAAATTACACCTGCTTCTTCATAGTATGTACCTTTCTGCTTAGCTATATACGAGTCGGCTATAACTTTAAACTTATTAAAAGGTTTATATTTATCATCAGTTATATCTTTATTTTTCAAATGATTATGAATAGCTCTAAGATTATCATGCTCTTTAGGTAAAGTAGCAAGACTTAAATTAGATATTTGAGCATATGTATGTTCATTACCTAATGCATCAATTACAGTTCCTTCTTCTGTAAAATAGAAAGGATGACCTTCATATTGTTGAACAGGAGGATTCTCATTAGTTAGATATTTTAAATTTTCTATTTGTCTATTATTTAAATCATTACCTTCAGCATCTATATAGATAAAAGAACCATCATCATGTGTTACTTTATTAAAAGGATGACTTTCAAATCCTAAATTTGGATAATTCATATCAGGCTTTTTCTTAATATACTCTGATTGTGCACCATAAGCTAAGTCAAATATCATGCTTACAATTTCTCCACTAGCAGTCATATCAAACCCTAATGATGCAAATAACTCTTTAATCCATTGTTTAATTTGAGCTACACCACTTAGAGGGCCTAACTTTTTGTCAATAAATACTCTAGCATCTATATCTGTAGCTACAATAGCAACAAATTCTTTATCATTGACTAATGAATAATAACTATGTCTATTTTTTATTTCCTGGTTAGGATATTTTGTAGTACTTTTTAAAATTTCAGCTATAGTTTCATCAGTTGATTTATGAACATCTCCAACGTCAATTTTATTTAAAAATAATCTTTTAGCTTTAGCTACATTTCCATCAGCTTTATCATAAAAATAATTATAAAATTGTTTTAAAAAATTATTAAAATCAAGTAAGTCTTGACCTTCTAATTTTTCAAGTACTTCATATCTTTTAGATGAAATTTTATTTATTAATAATCTTTGCTCATCACTTAACTCATCTCTATTATCTAATAAGTCAACAGTTATGGCATGAAATGTTTCATGTAAAATTGTTTCTTCTAATTGATAAACATCTCCATTATTATATAGTTCTGTATCTATTTTAATCCACTTACCTTTATTGTTATGTATACCTAAAGCTTCACCTAAATTACCTAATTGTATTGTATAGTTATCTATTAAATTAGGAAATAATCTAGATATTTCTTTAGCTAAAGGATGATTCATGCTCTTTATAATTTTAATAAGGTCTTGTGGAGCATCGGTTATAGCTAAATTTTCTTCTGAATCATCGAAAATCTCATCACCAGTTAATGTAGCTGTCTTTATTTTAGAATCACTTCTATATCCACCACTATCTGTACCGCTAAATAATTCCTTATACTCAGGTTTACCGTTAAGAACAGAAGTAGCTATAGTCATACTAGGTTTTGAATATTCATATAATGTTTCACCATCACCTAATGTATGAATACGATACCATCCGCCACTATCTCTATCTTTTTTGAATAAAGCTGGCACTGTGTCTATAATTCTCCTAACATATACAGGAGTACTATTAGGATTTGTTGGTATAAATTCAGTACCATTAGTTGATATTTTACCTTTAGCTGACTTAGCGAGAGAAGGATTATGTTGTAAAAACTGTTCAACTATTTGAGGATATTCTAATTCTATATTTAAACCTTTAGCTCTTCTATTAAGACCTAATCTTTCAAAATATATAGTTGGCAAAAATTTAGAAAATGATAATGGTGAAAATCTAGCACCATCAAGAATACTATAAGTAACTAAGTCTTCAGCTAATTGAGCTACATTTACTCCATTAATTTCAGTATCTTTATTTAATGCGTCTACAAGATGCTGATATATCTCATCATTAATAAACTCATTTGTTATATTCATATTGAAAGTTACAGCATCATAGCCCTTAGCCTCTTCTCTACCTGATAATTCTAATTTATTAAAGAAGTTATTTTTCTTAAAGTAATCACTATCAGATATTTTTTCTAATCTTTTTCTTACACTATTTTCACCTCTAAGTAAATCTCTACGTAAGTCAGAATTATTTCCTAATACATAATGTTTAACTGCTTCACTAAGGTTTTCATAATCTTGACTATTTAACTCTGTAACATCTCTACCAGTAACCTTAGCAAAGGTTTCCATCATATTTTTAAAATCTTCGCTTTGTGTTACAACAACAAATTCATTAGACACAAGACGCAATCCTTTTCTATAATTATCAAAAGCCAAACCAGATGATGAATTATTAGCTGCTGCTTTTACATTAGTAACTTTAACAGGAGTCATCTCCATCTCAACTTTAAACATAGAATTAATCTTAAACATAGATTCTGTTAAGTTTTTACCTAAACCTTTAGAATCTGTATTTGAAAATTGTAAAGCATTTCTATACCCTTCGGCTATGTCTTTAATGTCTAAAAATTTACGTAATAATGCTCCTTGATAGTCTTCATAATCTAATATATCATTACTTTTACTTAATAAGTCAAGCATTTTTTGTTCTGCATTCTCACCTATAAAATCAGCTAATGATGGGTCAGTTGTTGGATATTTAGCTAATAATTCCTCAGCTATTTCTTTTTCTGTTTTACTTTCACTAATTATAGACCTACTTTTTTTAACTTGAGTTATATAATCTATAATAGCTGGCTGATTTAAAAATGGTATTATAATATCTTCTTCAAATCCAGCTTGTATCAATAAACCAATAACATCAAATGTATTAGCATTAATATTTAAGCTATCTAATAATCTTTCCTTTTCGTTATCTACAGCAGCGGATAAAAATCCAGCAAATATTTCAGACTTAGGTCTTTTAGAACTTTTCTTTAATGAATTAACTTCAAATAAATCACCATTCCATTGAAAATATTTATTACCAAACGTTATTTGTTCACTTACAGGTACATTCTTTTTATTAACTTGTATATTATGATACATTGAAACATTTTCACCTTGTATCATAGCATTAAATACTGAAGCTTGAGCAAAGAATGCAGTACCTGATTTACCAGATACACCACTCATATATTTATCTCTATTATATGAATCAGATAAATAAGTTGGTTGTAATCCCGTATCTTCTTTAGCTAATAATTGTTTATATTTAGGTAATAGCCCCATATCTAAAGGCTTCATAATACTCTTTTGAACAGTATCAGAAGGATTAGACATGATAGCCATATGTATATCTAATATTCTATTTTGAACATCAGCATCATAATCTTTATCAAATTTAGTAAATACTTCTTTAGTTTCACGGTCTAGGTATTCAAAATCCTCTTGAACGTGCTTAACTTTAACAAGTTGGCCTTTAGAGTTTACATAAGTATTATATGTATACGCATATATTTTATCAATATCAAAGTCACTACCCATTTGGGCTACAAATTCTTTAGGAGCTATAAATAAATCCCCTTGAGATTCAGGTAAAAATCCTACTATCTCATACATTGTCATAGATGAATGAGATTGGGTAGGGATTCGAAAGCCAAACCCTTTTAATAGTTCTTTAGGCAGTTTGGAATGGTCAATCTTATCCCCATCCATAAAATCTCGCAATCTTAAAGCTCCTTTAGAAGAACTATTAAGTTTATTCATGTCTTTAAACATATTGAAGGAAACCATAATTTGAGCAGGTTTAACTACATCATTACCGTTTTCATCCTTTTCAACACGCATAGGAAGGAGCTCCTTACCATTATACTCATCAGTGTATACAATACCAGTGTTTTCTCCTTCAAGTTGCTTAAATCCAGCCTCAGACCCTAATACATAAGAGCGCCCTCTAGTGGTTCTTTTAGTTGTATTTTGAGTAATTAATGAATTTATTACAGCAGAATATCTTTTAGAATGAGGACTTAACCATAATGGAGTTTTAAACTCTCCATTTTCATCAATTTCTAACCCTTTAACCTCACTAACACTAGGTGTACCTAATCTTGATAATTCATCCAATAATACTTTAGCTATTTTATGGGTTTTAACAACACCATCTTTAGTAGTAAAACGTTTTGAAAAATTATCATATAACCTTTCATATTGAGCTTCTAATAGTTTAACATATTCTTCTTTAAGAGCTTTACCTGTAAACTTTTTACCGTCATAGACAAACATTTCTTTTTCATTCTCTACACCAACATCTAATATATTGGCAAAAGATAATTTAGATTCTTGTGAACCTACATTAATTTCAGTCTTAGCTTCTTTAAAAGGAACATCTTGTTGTATTCTAAAACCTTCTCTATCTAATTTTTCAAATACAATATTAGTACCATCTGGGACTTCATATTCATCATCCCAATTATGAGCTTTTATTTCAGCAATAGTACCATCTTCGTTAAATATGTTTGTTACATTTTTAGGAAATCCAACTTTAGTTGCTGTATTATATGATGCTCGAACTGTAGTTTTTTGACTATTTTCTAAGTCAGTCATATATTGTCTAAGCTTATCTAATTCACTACCTCTTGTTAACTGTGGTAATAATGGAAATGAAGATGATTTTATATAAACCCTTCTCTCATAATTATTTCCTCCAACTTTAAACCTTTTCATGCTAGTATGCACTGGTTTTAATGGGGTCATAACTAGTTTTAATAAATCACCTTTAAGGTCTTTATTAGGATTAGTCTCACTCGCTTCAAGAGCATCATATAATTTTCTATACTCATGCTCTTTTATTTTATCAGTACTTAGCATTATTAATAAATGCTCTCTCCAAGTAGTATATTCTTGAGCATCTGTAGCATCTATATTAGAATATGCTTTTGTATCATCTTCCTTTGTAATATTATCTTTAAATAATTTAGTATATTGTTTTAATATATCTGGATTAGTTTGTGTTTTAAAATCATTTAAATGAACTTGAATATAACTATTAGAAGATTTACCAAATATACGCTCTGTCTCTTTTTCAAATACATGATTAGACATAGCATTACCTGGAGCTATTTCAGATGCCATACGCTTACCTAAGTTATCTAAGGTTAGTAAATGCTCTCTTTTATTAAGTTCTTCTCGTGTAGAACTATCTATAGTATTATCATTTCTAAATTTATTATCCTTTTTATGATATAAAGCTTGGTCACCAATAAATAATTGAAAAGTATTAGCCAATGTAAACATATAGTTAAATACCATATCATTAGCCATATAAGTAAATAGCTCACGATTTTTCTTTGGATTATATTCCTTTTTAATTTCTTGTATTACATTATAAGGTAAGAATTTATAAGCTGTTGTAATCTTATTTTTAGCATTTCTCTCATGAGTACCTATATCATTTTCTAACCAAAAATTAATTTTATCTTGAGATAAAGCTGTTATTCTTTCTCTAATAATATATCTTAATGCAGTACGAGTTTGGTCATCTATTACATTAGTATTTTTAGCTAAATCATTAAATGTAATCTTTTCTTTTGTTTTACCATCATCAGATGTTCTTGTAAATGATTTCTGATTTAATTCTGGGAAAAAGTAGAATTGACTATCTCCTTCACCATCTAAACCATTATGTATTCTATCCCATTCAGAACGGACAACATAATCTATAAGTAAGTCTATTTGCTCATCTATAATTTGACCAGAATTATCATATTCTAATTTAATAGCTGGAGCTTCTACAGCCATATTTATAGTTTTATCCGAACTTGTTGGATAGAAATATAAGGCTTTACGCTCTCTAAATTTAGTATTATTTGTATAATGTCTATTAGCAAAGAAGTCTCCAATCTTTTTAAACTCATGCTCAGCATCTGTAAGTTCATTTAATGAACGTTGTTTAGTTTTAGAAGGAGTATCGATAGGCTTCAATGATACATATCCTATATTTAACCATTCCTTAACATTGGATTTACTTTCCATTAATTGTTTAAGGAAATAAGAATGTCTTGTAAATACAGTATTAGATAATTCAGTAACTATACCCTTATAATTTGATTTAAGGTCACGCAATCTATCCGTTACATATTTATTATTAACATACGAATAAATTTGCTTATCCCCAACTCTTGTGGAATTTGTAAATAAATCAGGAGTAAACTTAGCATTTATTCTAGCCATAGGTTTTATAGACTTCTGATTTATTATGTTATTGTCTTTTAAATATACTCTATCGACATTATCTACTATAGCAGCTAGTTCATTATATAAATCTCCTAATAAAGTATTTTTAAATGCAAGATAACTGTATTTAATACCATTATCTAAATAAATACTTTTTCTATTCACTAACTCATTAGCAGCATCTGGATGTAAAGTTATACCAAATTCATTCAAATAACTAATTAAAGACTTAGCATTCGGAACACCATTACGTATTTGATTATATTTTTTTCTTATTCTGGCTAAGTCTTCTTCGGATACATCATAAAACCAATCTCCAGCTTTATCATCAAATTTCATTAATCTACTATTTTTCATATTACTACTCCATTTAGTAATATTTCCAGTAGTTAATCCAGCTTGGTTAGAATTTTTTAATGTAAGTCTATATACATTTTTAGTTTTATAAAATTTATTTCCATAAACATCAACTCCATCTTCTTCTCTTAATTGTATAACATCATAGGATAACATCTGCATATCTACATAATGCTTAGTCATATCTACAACAAATCCAGCTTGTATATTTAATGGAGCATTATCTAGTTCATCAATAAGTTGGTCAGTCCATAATTTTGACTCCACATTTGAAGAAGCATAATCTTTAATAGCCGCTATAACATCATCATAATTAGGATTAAGACCAGCAGTAGCTCTATGTAATTCTTCATAAGCTTTATTAAAATCAATACTAACTATACTATCTAAGAAATCTTTTTTAGGTACTCTTTCTCCATCAACTATTTCTTGGTCACTAATAGACGCTAAGAATAATCTAAGTTGAGAAGACATAGTAGTTTTACTATCAGTAGTAAGTGTAAAGTTATCATCCCAATTACTTGTTCTATCTAACCCACCTTCAGTTTCTTCTAATTCGTCATTAGCAGTACGAGTACTATCAACACCTTTATTAGCATTTTTAGTTACATTAAATCCGTTTAATGCCTCTAAGTATAATTTAGCTTTTTGTATTATTTGAGAATCTTTACTAACAGCATCTTCAAATAAAGCCTCAATAACAGATAATTCTCTTGAATACTCATGTAAATATTGTTCTGCTTCTAAACGTTCTTCAGCAGTTAATTCGTCACTATTAACAAGTTCCTGTAAATCAGCAACTTCTTGAGTTAACTCCTCTGCTTTTTTTCTAATAGCAGCAACATATTTAGGAATAGCATCAGTTGATTTAGCCCCAATATCTTTTTTATCAAGAGCTTCAACCACAAACTTTCTAACTAAATTTTGCATAGCTAGTTTTTGAACACCTAAAGGAACACCTTTAATTAAACCAGCATCGTTAGATATATTTTCTCTATCTGCTTTAGTTGTTATTAAGGCATCTGATGAATTAGCATCTTCTGTTAAACCTCTGTTATATAATGCGTAAGCTTTAGTCTCACCATGTTTGGCTACTAAATCTTTCCACTCTTGAGTATTCTTATTTGGACAAATCATAATTGTTATTTACATTTTCTTTTTAATTCCTGACCGATGAGTAAATCTGTTTCCTCACTATTTATTTCTTCCATACCAACTTTACGGTTACGCTCTTTATTTTTATTTCTAAATTTATCTAAGCTAGATGGAAATTTAGATTTAGTGGCTGGTTTACTTTTTATATACGATTCTTTTTTGGTATTGTCCCGTATCTCCTTAGATGTCTCAACTGTTTCATTATTTCGTTCGCTTTGTTCTCCTGTAGTGTTAGTGGTTGTTTTTGTTGCAGCTTCTTTATCATTATCTGATGTATTATCATTATTAGTAAAACTATCATCAAAATAAACAGTATTTTGATATGAATATACAGTTTCACTAGTCCCATCTGCTCTAGTATGTGTATATCCACCATATATGGATTGGGTATTTTGTTTTACAAAGTCGTCATAAGATTTACTTTTATTAACGTTATCAATTTTTATTTCGCCAGTTTTCTTATCTCTAATTACTTCAATTGCTTCAAAGTTTGCTGTACCTAATAGTTTAGCATCTACTTGAATACGTACATTGAATGTTTCACTACGAAGTTGGTCAAGACCATGAAATTCATTATCACTTAATATAGTAAATACAGGTATGCCATTATCTATACTTTCAGTAATATATCTTTTTTTATTGTTTAATGTAGTTTGTTTGCCTTTAGCTGTAGTATCATTTTCAGTAGGAGCTTCATAGATTCTTACATATTTTTTTAAGAAGTTTTTAAGCCCTTTCTTAGTAGTTAAATCTACTTTACCTTTACTTGCTTTAACAGATTTCCATAATGGACTACTTTTATCTTTACTTGTAAATATTCGTACAGCCTCTTCTATAGTATCTTTTTGTTGGTCTGTTAATATATTGTTAGTTAATGGTACAGTTGCATATTTATCATTACCTAATGGTAATCTAGCATAAGTTATACCAGGTCGTTTATCTGTTTTAGATTCAATTTCTTTAGCTGTACCTTGCCATCCACGTTTTAAATCCTTATTTCTACCAGCTACATATAATTCAACATCATCGCCTAATACCTCAGAGGTTTTAGTTAAAGTTGTTAATTTAAATAATATACCAAGACCTTTATCTTTAATAGTGGTATTAACACTTCCATTCTTTATAACATGCTGACGTATTTTATTTACATTGTCAATATTAAATTGTGGGTCACCTTTAATATGAGTCTTAGTCATCCAATTTGGAGCATGTAAATAACCTAAGATATTATCACCTTTTGTTATCTTAATAGGTTTATATTGATTTATAATATCTTCATTCCCATTTACTTTCTCTAAAAATTCAGAGTATAGTATTCTTTCTCCCTCATATTTAATTGGGCCATCATAATCTTCATCAACACTTAAAGTAATCTTATCTCCAGGCTTTGTATCACGAGACATTGATTCATTCCAAATAAAAGAATCTTTTAAATCTACATAGCTTACCTCAACAATATTATTATCTTCATCTAAAAAGAAGTTTTTACTATATTCATTAGCCAAATATGCTATCTTATTGTAAGCATCATGCACCAATTTATGGTGAATTTGAAGACCATAAGGCTCATTACTTTTAACTTTAGTAGTATCACCCATGTAAACATGATTGATAGCGTTCTGAGTCTCCTCAGCTAAAGCTGTAGCAGCATCTATAATAACAGTTTCATCCATGAAGTTATCTTTGGTTTTCTCTGTTTCACCTATAGCTTGGTCATAAGTATTAGCATCAATTTTCATACCTCCTATTTTAGCTACAGTAGAAGCAAAAACTTGGAAATTATTTTGTAAGTTATTAATAGCTTTATCAGATGTTTTATCATTTGAAGCTATAAATGTAACTAATTCAGATATAGTTTTAAAAGGAACCTCTACATTCTCTTGAAT